GTTATCAGTGGTGGCAGAGCATCTGGGAAGTCCACCCAAATCGCCGCTTACTTTCTGGTTAAACTGTTTGGCGAAGACAAGTTTAGAGGTGTGGTTTCGCGTTACACACAAAAGAGTATCTCCTCCTCCATCTACCGAGACATCTTAGACTTAATAGATAATTGGGGTCTTAAAGATAGAGTCAGGATCACAGGAGACGAGATCGAGAACCCGCAGAATGGCAACCTCATTATCACACACGCTATGAAGATGACCGAGAATAGTATGTCGGCCAAGGGTAAAGGTCTGTCCAATGTGACCCACCTGCTTATAGACGAAGCCACCGAGATGCCGAGCGAAGAGGAATACATTAAGCTGATTGACTCGTTCAGAACCAAGGGCGCAGAGCGTAAGATCTTCCTTTGCTTTAACCCGACGAGTAAGAACCACTGGATCTTTCAAAGGTTCTACCTACCAGATGGCACACCCCATCCTAAATGGTCCATAGACCATTGCTTCCTGCACACAACCTATCATGACAATGCTGAACACTTAGATCCCACTAAGATAGCAGAATGGGAACGTATGAAGGTAATCGATCCAGCTTACTATGAACACCAGATCTTGGGTCGTTGGAAAGATGTTGGAGAAGGACAGGTGTTTAAGAATTGGGATTGGAATTACTTCGTGCCTGATCCTGAGTGTGAGACTATCTTAGGTCTTGACTTTGGGTTTAGCCACGATCCCACAGCTCTTGTCCAAGTGCAGAAGCGTGGGCAGAAGTTATGGGTTAAGGAGTTGATCTACCAGACTGGGCTTACTATCGAGGACTTGCATCGGGCGATGACTAAGGCCAAGATCCCACAGCACTCGGTTATAGTTGCTGATTCCGCTGATCCTAGATCTATCGAAACGCTGAGGAGACTTGGTTGGCGTAATGTCAGAGGAGCAATAAAAGGACCTGATTCGATCCGTGCTGGCATTGACACGATCTCTTCTTATGAAGTACATGCTGATGCTATGAGCTTTAATCTCCGTCTTGAGTACGACAACTACTATTACCGAGAAGGCACTGACTCTCCGATAGACAATTACAATCATATTATGGATGCTTTGAGGTACGCAGTAGGTACCAAGTTACAAATAGGATCTAGTTCTGGGTATACTTTAGTGGGTGCTGGTTCTCGTAGTCGGGATTTAGAACTGTTTTAAAAAAGAACCACTCCGAAGAGTGGTTCTGTTGTCCAGATCTAAAAACATCCCGGCGATTATCACTGGACAATATCATGGATGTAACCAATAATGTGAACCCTTAGGTAGACTTACCCAACCTTGATCGGCTTTGTAACACTCCCAATATCCGTTTTTAACGCGCCTAGCCTGACGGCCAGCTATCTTTCTTATTCTAGTTCCAGTCATAAACGTTAATGCACCATCCGTAACAGCTGCGAAACGAACTAACCCAGATGTAAGCATACGTTTTAAATCGCGTTCAGCTATGGGCTTTAAACACAGACGTTCCCAGTCTAGATTAGTCGGTAACAATTTGTTTGATTTCAAAATAATATCCTTTAATAGGTTTGTTAATTCCTGCAGTTCTATTCTTGTTAAAAGTCGAAGAAAAATATCTTTGCTCTGGTCTTGTTAGATAACCTAAATGTTTAGCAGCTGCAGCAACGCTAGAAAATTCTCCAACCAATTCCTTATTCTCGTTATAGACTATAACTTCCGTTCCATTATTCTTGTAAGGAATTTTAATTTTTTTAGGAATCTTAGATCCTTGTTCTGCCCATCTCCATTCGTATCCTTTCCAATTTCTTTTTTCTGAACAAGAATACCGAATGCTAATATCATCTAATCCTGTTGCTGCAATAGCTTCTGTTACGTTTGCGTGAACTTGAACTAAGTTGCCTTTCGTATCATACATGACAACTTGTTTAACTGCACTATTAACAACCGATTCTTGTATTTTTACTAATTCATCTTCTGTGAATTTTCTAGGTCCATAGCTAAATACAAATCCATTAGTATGGGTTAACTTACCTATGCAAACTGCACCAATTCCACTTTCATGTATACCTGTTATTTGTGCAGCTTCTTTTCGGTGTTTAAAAACTGCTATTTGTTTTCCGTAACGATCATACTGATAAACTTCTCTGCGTCGGATCATGTGCGCTAACTGAAGTCTATTAGCTTTACAGATATCGGTTTCACGAAAGGCGTTTAAGGATTTTTGTATTTCTTCGTTGGTCATTATCTAAGATATTGAGATCTCCAAACAGTTTTGTAGTCTTTCTTATAATTAATATAATCATCACACATCATTTGCATACCTCTAATACTTTTCTTAGTATGCTTTTCCCAGGTATCAAACATAAACACACACGCTTCTTCTACAACTTTTTTAGGAACTGCCTTAGGAATTGCAGGAGTATTTAAAGCAACATCAGCTATCCAACCCCATTTTTCTTTTGGCTCTAATTTAATTGCATAGGGACGCACACGGTCTGCAATTGCTTTTAAGTGAACAATCTTTTCGTTCTTGTTTGGTTCGTCTTCTTCCGGAAGATGTATATTAGCAGTAAACACAAAAATCATTTTATCTGTCGGTACTTTAAATCCACCATTCTTAAGATCCATGTGCTTTTCAATTGCCTTTTGTTGAATCTCAGGTAATTGATTAATCCAAGAAGTCATTAACTTTTGGTGATGGTAATTTCTAGCACCGTCTAAAACGTTTTTCATTACGTTAATATTAGCACCATTTTTTAGGATCTCGTCGCAGTCATCTACTGAAATAATAGAAACGTTTTTAGGATCTAAATAATTAATCGTAGCTAATTGCACACCGAAATTAAAAATGTTGGTGTTACCTGTAACGTGATAATAATTAACTTTATTCTTTTTCATTGCTTCGTTTACAGTATGGGATTTTCCCAGACCAGGATCGGAAGAAATAAAAAGGTGTGGATACTTGTCTTTAATACTAGCAGTGGAAATCTTGTTTCCAAGATGTATAAGACCTTGACGCTTTTCTGCTCCTTTAAGAAGTTCAGCGTACATTTCCTGGGTGAATGATTTTGGCTTCGTCATGTTATCTTGGTTTTTTAACTTTACCACCTGGTGTTGTGCGAACTATTTCGTAGTAGTAGGACATGGTTTCTTAGGTTTAGGTTGTGAGACAATTTCTTTAACTATTTTAGCTGCTGCTTTTTTCATTGCATGGTTAGTACTAGGTAATCCCAGTATATCGAACAGCATGTTGTAACTTGGTTTTTTCTTAGCCATGATTATTGATTTAGAATTTGATCTACTATATTTTCTACTTGCTTTGCTAGATCCGGGTTAGAACTAACTACACGTACTTTGCTTCTTAAAGAATCTTGCTTTAAAAGATCGTGCTGGTAAGCCATTAGATTGCGAGTGCTTAAAAGCCAGGTAGGATCCCATTCTTCTTTGTCGATATTAAGAGCAAAAGTCATTCTCCAATTTTTAGCTAATGGATAAAGCTTGTCGCCTAATTTAATGAATAGTTTTTTGCCTTTGCCTGAGGTACCTATTTTTAGGTTAGCCATGTTTTTTTCTCTAGTAGTCATGATTAGTCTTTTAAAATTTCAGGAATAGAATTTTGCCATTTGGTAACAGGAAAGTCGTTGGGTAAAAATACACCATCTGCATCTTCTGCACCAAAGGTTAAAGAGGTGACCCACACGCTAACGCCGTGTTCGTCTTTACCTAGGATAACTCCTACTACGTGATTCCAACCGCCATCTGCCATGTAAGCAATAGCGTCACCAGGATTGAATTGTGAAATTTGTTTTGCCATGATTGGGATGTTTTAATTTATACCCAAATGTATGGCAATCGTTCGAAATAAAAAAATGTTTTACAATAATTTTTTTTCTTCCAGCATCATGAAGCATTCCATGGCTGAGAACACTAGGCCTAATTCTAAATAATTAGTGGGGGAATGGATGTATCCCTGTGCCTTTAAACTGCGAATCCACTTATAACTGATAGCTAATTCCTTCTTGTATTCTGGATCGTCTTTGTAATCCTGCCATAAAGCAAGTCCGTGTGTGGCTAAATAAGCTATAGAATCGGTCAAATATGCCTTTTCGCTTCTTTGAAATCGGTAACGACACAAGGTTTCCCCACTTCTTAGGAAGGTAGTAAGGCAAAAATGTGGAAATTCCCACTCGGTTTTACCACCTTTTACCCTATATTCACGGAGTATTTGTCGGCAATTGTTAAAACAATAGTCGATATAAACGTCGGACAGTGTGTTTAGGTTCACTGTACTATGCTGAAAATGCCACGCCACTGTTTGCTTCTAAATATTCTACTGCTCCTTGCTTCGAGATCATATCATAGTTCTGTGCTATGAAGTCACCAGTACTTGCATAAATAGGTTTTTTCTGAGCTTCTATTTGTCTTTTAAACTCTTCTCCCATCTCTTTTTGGAATTTCTTATGTGATGCAGCAACTCTTTCATTGCGTGTCTGTACTTTTTTACGGTGCTCTTTGGCTTTCTTTCCCATTTTCTTCGGCAGTTTTATAGTCATATATACTCATATAAAATAGACACAGTTTATGGCATCAGGTCCTTTATCATCATTCAAGTCAGTGGTGGAATATTTAAGAGAACTCTCCCTTTCCCATCTAAATGTTAAGCAATTCACGTTTGGCCAACTGAGCGATCTGGATGTTGAAACCAACACACAGAATCCTACTCAGTACCCGCTGGTCATGCTCATTCCGAGGCGTGCGGATCTAGATGCCGGCGGAAAGGTAGAGTTTTCCTTTGCACTAAGTGTACAAGACATTACGAATTACGACCTGCAAGTACAGGAAGATCAACTGAACACGACCTTTATGATACTACAGGACTTGCTAAGTCGTATGCGTATGACAACTTGGGGCGACGTAGAAGTTTATTTAGAAGTACCGGTAATGTGCAGACCATTTGTAGAATCATTCAACAACAATCTAAGTGGTTGGTCAGCAGAGATCGTAGTAGAAGTTAAGAATCCATTTAATAATTGCGACGCAGCATTTGCTAGTTAATGATGAAGATAGATTTAACTCCAACATATAACAAGATTAGTAGAAAACTGGAAGCGATCCTTCGATCGCAAGCTCCTGTAGATACAGGACATTTGCAGAATTCTATTATGGTTTTGTATGACGAGAACGGATTTGTAATCTATGATACAACTACTTATGGTATGTACTTGCATCGCGGTACGGGAGACGAAGCAGACGCAGGAGCTTCACAAGACGATTCTAGAACATACCTAAATTTAATTAGAAAAAAATGGAATCCTAATCCTGGTAAAGGAGAAGGAGGAATTAAACCTAGATATTGGATGAACTTTGCAGATTCTGTTTATGAAATGATAGACCAAGAAATGGAAAAAGCCATTACAGAAGAACTAGAAAAAGGAATTACTCAACAATTAAACGGAGCATAATGATAGATTTTAAAATAGAGGACAGAAAATACACTATCGGAGCAATCACTATAGGCAATTATTACAAGATAAAAACCCATTTAGTGCTGAACGATATGGAAGGTAAGTATCAGGTTTTACGTGAACTAACCGGATGTCCTATGGAAGATCTTATTCGTATTCCTTACAACGAATTAAAAGAACTATTTTCTTTGTTAGAAGTAATGCTAGAAAAAAGTTTACTTAAAGATAATGCAGTTGTAAACAAGATAGCTTTTAAAGGAGTAGATTATGGTTTAGTAGATTTTGATAAAATGACTTTAGGAGAATTTGCAGATCTAGATGTAATGGTAAATGATCCAAATGCAGATAATCGTTTGCATGAAGTAATGGCTATTCTGTATAGACGAATTACCAAACAGAGATTATTCTCTTTTGATGTGGAAGAATACGACACTGACAATTACAAAGAGAGATGTAAAATATTTTTAGATCTTCCTTTAAAGCATGCAAAATCAGCTACTGCTTTTTTTTTGTCTTTCGAGCTAGCATCTTTGGGAGCTACAGAAATCTTTTCAGCACAGACTCCGAAACAGAACAAGGAGATGATGAAAAAAATCCTCAAAGTATTGGAAGAAACTGGTACACCACAATTGCCAATCTTGCAAATCGTGATCCGCTTAAGATCGATTCAGTTACTAAATTGGGCATCAAAGAAGCTCTTAACTTTCTCGCATGGCGTCACGATGAAAACCAAAAAGCTGAAAAACAAAGTTCAGGAAATGTTCGTAAAATATAAAATTGTAAGATGATAACGGTAGTTAATTTTAGACCGAAATTTTACTCGCCAGCATATAACCCTATCATCTGGTCTGTGACTTCTGACAAAGCAACAGAAATAGATTTTAATTATGTGTTTGACATGTACATAGATGATGTTTACATTAATAGATTTATTCAAAGACCAAATCCAGCAGGAGTTGGTATGATTGATGTAAGCTCTATGGTAGATCCTTATTTAGAAATTGGTGATTTTGCTAATGAAGTAGGAGCACCTACTTCTAAGCCTTTTAAAATGGGATACAATGCAGTGTGTAATATTAAATTATTTGCGGGAGAACAATATCGTTCTGCTGCTAATGCAGATCCAATAACTTATGATGGTTTACAAAACGTAACTCCAGGTAATCCTTCTTATCCATTAGGAGCACAAACTTTTTATGACGTTCTTGATCCTTCGGACGATAACGATGTACTTCCTGTTATTTGTTTACCTGCTTCTTTAGCATGGAAAGAACAACAACAACATTTACAAGCACAAATGCCAGCTCCTAGTACTCCAACAACAGTTAACTATGGAGATTACTATGGGATATTTGGTTACATGGCACCTTATGTGTTAAAAAACAATTCTGTATTTCCTTCTACTACTTGTGGTGGTCCTGGTTTATACCTATCAGAAGCACCTAGATCTATAACCGGCGGAGTGTGGCAAACCACTTCTGCTGCTCCAAGTTACAACATTAATGCGCAAGCTTTAGATTACGATCGTTACACTGTTACATTTTTAAACCGTAATCCGATCTACGAAACATACGGAACCGGAGGTTTGTTACAAAACGCTTCTCCTAAAGTTGCTTGGTTTACTTTTTATTCTGCTACAGGAGAAGTAGGAAGTTATCCTATTGGTAACTACGAAACGAACTTTGGCGGTGGTCCTAGATATTCGTGCGGTGGTTCTATTGCTACTGGCGGAACTGGATCTTTCTCTAGTGTAAACAATCAAGAATTTTTATCTCTTAGAGTTGGTCCGCAAGATTTAGAAGACTTAGGTGTATTTGCATCGCTTGGTCAAGTACCAGAGTATTACACAGTGCAACTTTTTAATGAATTAACTATTAGCGCTGGTTGTACAGCTAGTGGTGCACCAAGTGTTCCAGTATCTGAATTACTTACTATCGATATTGTAGAAGATTGCAGTTCTTATTTGTATCCACGTGCAAGAGTTTGCTGGTTAAACTCGTTAGGTGGTAGAGACTATTGGAATTTCACTATGAAGGCAGAAGAATCAATCGATGCTAAATCAGACGAATTCTACCAAACAGAAGTTGATTGGAGTGCAACAACACCAGTAGTTTTAACTAATGATACCACACAAAACTGGTTAAAAGGTGGTGTGCGACAATACAATAGAGCAATAAAAACTAAATGGCAAATTACTTCTGATTTTCTAACTCAAGAACAAGTAGAATTTTTAAAAGGAATTGTAAAAAGTTCTCAGACTTGGGTTTATATCGGACGCGAAGATTTTCCATATACATGTAAAGTGTCAGAGCAATCTTACACAGTTAAAACTATAAAACAAGTTAAACTGTATACCGCTAATTTTGTACTAGAATTCAGCACAGAACAATCAATGCAAAATATTTAATATGAGAGCGTTACCGCAGTTATTTGTTAGAAGATATGATGATATAAATGATCCTAATGCATGGGTTCTTTTAGATCTGTATGATACAGATCCTATTAAAATGAATCTAAGGGCTCAAGATGTAATGGATCCAACTATTACTGCTGCTTCTTATTCTCAAACTTTTAGGATACCGCATTCATCTGCTAATGGTAAGTTTTTTAAACAAGCTTTTAATGTTAACCAAACACTATTTGATCCTGCAGTAAAAGCACAAGCCTACATTAACAACGAAGGACAACTTTGGATGATGGGAGTTATCCAATTAATGAATGTGTATCGTGAAGATGCTACTGGTAAAATAGAATACGAAATTCTTTTTTTAAGCGAAGTTGCTGACTTTGCCACACAAATAGGTTTAAGTTCTGGTGGAGCAACTGGTGCTAACCAAGGTGGATTTTTAACTAACCTAGATCTTTCTAAATACAACCACGAATTAAATTATAATAACATTACACTTTCTTGGACACAAGGATTTGGTGGTGCGGGAGGAGAACCTGGCGATATAGTTTATCCATTAATTGAGTGGGGTTACAACTATACCGGTTCAGGTACTGGAAGTTTTCCTACTATTCCAACTATGGCAACTACTGGAACTGTTGGAGCAACTGGTTCTAAACCTTTCTGTGATCCTAACTTTCCTTTATTCCAAGGACAAATGAAACCCGCTTTACGTGTTAAAGCAATTTGGGATGCAATTTTTGATCGTACAGAATTCACTTACGAGTCTGAATTTATTCAAGGTAATGATTATGTAAATTCAGGAGGAATTACAGGTTCTAGTTACGGAGACGAATTTAAAGATCTGTATATTATTTCTGATAAGTATGCAAGAGCAACTTTATATGACGCAGGATTTACTGGTGGTACTGGTGCAGTAGAAAACGTTAATGCACAATTAACTACTAATGCTTATTATCATTATACAAACTTTGCACAAAGAATAGGTTACTTGTATGCAGCATTTGATTTTGCAAATAACTTTAACGTGTCTTCCCAGGTATTTACAATCTCTGTTCCTGGTACTTATGAATTTACACTTACTGCTGATTACCAATGGGATCCAATTATTCCACCTACTGGATCTGAAATATTTATATTTTCTCTTTCCACTGTAGGTGGTGGTACAAGTTATGCTTCTGGCGTTGATTTCTTTGCACCAAGTTCTTTGAGTGGAACTATAAACGCTGTTGCAGTTTACACTTTTGCTGCAGGAGATACAATTCAGTTTTATAGTAATATTGTTGGTACTCCTTTCGGAGCTAGTTCTGTTCAGTTTTATGATTTAAAAATTACTACCACACAAACCCCAACTAATGTTTTAGACATTACAGCGGTTTTACCAGATAATATCAAGCAAATTGATTTTGTAAGATCTGTTAATGAAAGATTTAAATTTGTATGGGAACCTAGTAAAACTAAACCTAAGCATTTTATAATTACTCCTTGGAAAGATTGGATTAGACAAGGAACCGTAAGGGATTGGACTGATAAATTAAACGATAAAAAAACTTACAAGTTAACGCCTTTATTCCAGTCACAACCACGTTTTACCACTTATAAAGATCAAGAAGATTCAGACTACATAAACTACAATTACCAACAAGCAAAAAAGCAAGTTTATGGTCAGTTAAATCAGGATTCACAAATAGAAATTATTAAAGGTACTAAAGATGTACAAGGAATTTTTGCAACTTTACCTTTAGCACCAATCGGTTACGGCGCGGGGGCATCCTCACTAGATGTAACTGCTGCAGAGACTTTTTTAATTCCACACGTTGCAAAAAATACACCAGTTAATGATGGACCTACTAAACGTGAACCTTTACAACCTAAATTAAGACTTGCTTGGTATAACCAATTATGTGGAAGCGGCGGACCTACAACTACAATTTCTAAATCCTGGTATTTAAGAGATGACGCTGGAGTAGCAAGAGAACAGGATCAAGTGCCTTTAATGAGTGCCTATTATCCTCATCCATGGAACAACCAAAACTTTTTATTAGATTGGAATAACTCTACAGTTACTTGGAATAATACTATTGCACCTAATCCAAATGGATTTTCTGGATTTACTACTTTCCAAAGATTTTGGGGAGATTGGTACGATGCAACCTACGGTCAAATTATAGAGGTTCCTTCTCCAAACGGAGGTATGATGCAAATTAGAGATTATGCTTATATTTTTGAAGGAGAATTTGTTTTAGATTATTCTGATATCGTAGATCTTAAATTTAATGACCTAATTTGGATTAAAGATGCATACTATTTAGTTAACTCTATTAATGATTATGTAGTAAGTGAAGCAAGTCCATGTAAAGTTGTACTTTATAAAATTAGTAATATTGATTTAGCAATTTCTGCACCAAACCAAATAGTAGAAAATATCTGTTATTCAGTTTCTTCTATTTGTAACGCAGTATGTTGTCAAGAATTTAGTACAATATCTGCAGTTTTCGTTCCAGATCCAGATAACATTGTAGTTGGTACTAGATTCTTTTTAAATGCAGCAGGATCTATTTTTGCACCAGCTGGTTATTATTCTGACGGCACTTACGTTTATACTGTAAGTACAAGTTCTGTAGTTACTACTATTAATACTGTTGGAGTTGGTCCAGCAGATTGTGAATGTGTTCCAGAATTAGATCCATTAGAACTTTGTTACTATGGTGCAACTGGTGATGCATGTTTAGCATGTTGCTGCCAAGGTGCAACCGGAGAATTCTGGATGCAAGATAACGATCCTGCAACTTGGTTTAACAACACAGTGTTTTATGCTAACTCTACAGGTTCTGCTTTCCCTCCAAATGGTTGGTATGCTTACGATAATACTAATTACGTTTTTATTAATAACGGAATTAGAACACAATCAGGATCTTGCGATATTTGTAACTGTTTAATTTACGATCTAACTCCTTATGTTGGATGTACAGGATCTACTTTATGTAATGCTTCTTGTTGTGTTAATGCTGCTAATTATAATTTCTTTGCAGATTCAGACGATTTAAATACTGCTACTGTACTATTTTCTAATCAGTCAGGAACACCAGTTCCTAATGGTTGGTATTACAATGGATTAGCAGCGGTACAAGTTTCTGGAGGCACTGGAGCAGTTAATGCTACAGGAGATCCTGGATCTTGTGAGCCTTGTGTTAATGAAACGCTTGATGTATTTTTTGATTTTAATTCTAATGTAAACGGAACTGGATCATTTGTAATTACACGTTCTTTCGACGGTTTAAATTTTATGCCTGAAAGCACTAAGAGTTTAGTTACAATTCCTGCTAACACACCATTTAATTATACTGGACCAATTTCCCCAGGCACATACGTGAAAGGCACATTAGTTTATGGTGCTTCTCATGATACAGGATTATTTACTACTAAAATTGAAGGCGGATCTACTTTAGATTCACAAAGTACAGTTAGATTTAGTACTTATACCTACACACCAGGAAGTCCAAGTACAACAGGAACCGAATACAGATTCTCTGTTAACTTAACTGGTACTGTTTATGATTGCGGATTAAGTGGTGGTACTGCTTGGAAGTGTACACCACCATCCTGTAATATTACAGGAGGAACAGGAGGTAATTCAGTTTACGTTTACACTAACGATTTAGAAGTATGTTGTGATCCACTTTACATTTACGATCAAGGTGTTGCAAGAATTGATACTGGCACTGAAGTTTTCTTAAACGGTAATTGCACTGGTGGAACGGGCACTTGTTATGAATGTAATGATTTTCTTTCTGGATCTTATGCTGGTAATGATTATCACATTTACGAAAACTACTTTATCTGTAACGATTTAGGAGCAGGTACAATCCAATTTAACTGGACTGCTTTAGATAGACCAAACAGATTTAATTTATATGGTCCTTCAGGTTTACTTGCATCATCAGGTTGGGTTGGTACTGCAACTTATCCAGGACCATGGGGCGCTTCATTAAGTACACCTAACAGTGGTACATTAGGAGTTCCTTATATTAATGGCATGTACTTACAAGTAGAAGCAGGACCTGCAGATCCAACATCATCAATTTCAGATGCATGGCAAGGTACGTTCCTTTGTTCTAATTCTTGTTTCCAATATTTTAATAACGAACCTTTTAACTGGGTAGGTGATTGGCAAGATTGCGACGGTACTTGGCACTACTCAGAAACGATAACTTCTTATGGTTCAGTTTGCGCAAGATTCGGTACACCGTTTACAATATCAGGAACAAATTTAACGCAATCGTTCTCATGTATTTCATAAAAAATAAAATATGCCTACAGTAGCAGTTAATATAAATTTAAGTTCAATAGGAACGGATGCTGGACCCTTTACAATTTCAGACAATGTATCGGGTGTGCTAGCAACGGGAATTCCCCGTACTTCTTTATTGGCGAATTATGTGGTAAATGCAGACGATACTGCAACACAAATTATTGTGACATCTACAGGTGTGTGTACAACTACGGTTACAATTCCAATCGATTTTCATCCGTGCGGAGATGCGCCCCCACCACCACCGCCACCTCCACCACCTCCACCTCCACCTCCGCCAGAGGATTGTAAAGAGAATGTGGTGATTAATGTTACTGATACTGGTTACATAAAATACTACAACTGTACAACAGAAGCCACTGAATACCAATTCATTTCAAGTTTAGGTAATGTGACTTTAACTAACTGTATAAATACGGCTACAATTTTGCCAGGATTTCCTCTGGCAGATATTGCAGACTTTACAGTTGTTAGTACAGGAGTTGCTTGTGGTACACCACCACCAACACCTCCAACACCACCTCCGCCTACACCGCCACCAAGTTTCTATACAATAGAATTAAGAATGAATGGTATGGTAGATAGAAATGGTTCGTTTACGTTGTATCAATCACCAGATAATAGTACATGGACACAAGTTGTAGAATTAACAACTAACGGTAATGAGGTAGCAATCCAAAACTTTAATGGAACGCCTGGTTATTACTACTATTATGATGTGGCAAAAACATTAGGAGGATCTGCTTTTGCTAATGCTTATAACACGTTGTTACCTAGCGACTTTAGTCCAGGACCAATTGAAGGAGCATATTGCGGAAGTAACTCGGTAACTTTCCCGAGTTTCCAATTACCAGATCCTTACCAATCTAAAAGTTATATCAGTTTTAACGGCACGTTAGATAGTGGATGTTTATAAAATAATTAAATAAAATGGCAGGTAAAGTCCAAATTAAAATAGACGTAGATTCAGAATCAGTAGAATTTGCAACCGACAGAACCCTAACCTTGACCGAAAAAACAAGGTTATTAAAAAAGGAATTGCAAACAGTTCCTGAAGGTACTAAAGAATGGCATATTATAAACAATACGTTTAATGACACTAAAGATGCTTTAGATCGTGTTAACACAAAGTCTAAAGATATCTTTGGTACGTTCAGTTTACTCCCTGGTCCAATCGGACAGATTAGTGGTTCGTTAGAACAAACTATTGATGCTTTTAAAATATTTGGAAGTTTAAAAACTACCGATATAAAAGCACAACTTGGAAATCTTGCTCAAGATTTTAAGGGCATGGCTTCTACCATTGGTAATCTAACTGGTATTACTAAATTATACACTGTTACCAATACAGCTCTTTCTAAAGCATTAGTTGGTGTTGGTGTTGGTGAAGCAGCTGCTGCTACAGGAGCAAGAGCACTTTCTGCAGCGTTAATAGCTACCGGACTTGGAGCATTTGTTGTTTTACTAGGTGTTGCTGCTTCTGCATTTTATGAAATGGCGACAGGTACTGATGAAGCAGCTGCAGCAGAAAAAAGACTTAATGATGAATTAGAAAGAACTACTACATTATTAAACATGGATCTTGCAGATGCTAAGCGTAGGCAAGATAAAAGAATGTCCGAAATGCGTCGTGATGGTGCAACAGAAGCTGCAATCAGAGCGCAACAAGGAAAAGATCTACAAGAAAATTTAAGAATCCAAGAAGGTGCTTTACGTGAGGCTGTAGCAAACGAAAACAAAATAATGAAGGAGGGCACAGGAGATCTGAAAAAAGCCCAAAATGATAGAAGTAAAATAGAAGAAGATATAGCAAATCTTAACACTGCAATTCAAGTTAAAGCTAATGACAATATAGCTGCTGCCAATAAAGAAAGACAAGCAATTACCGATAAAGCAAACGCAAAAGCAGAAGCGCAAGCAGCTAAAAATAAAGCAAATCGTGAAAAAGAATTAGATGAAATTAAAAAAGGTAATGAAGATGCTTTACAAGAAACTATGTCCGAAAAAGACAAAGAAGAACGTTTAGTTAACCAAAAGTATGAAAATTTAATTACGCTTGCTGAAAAATATGGAATGGATACTACCCAACTTAAAAAGGGTCAGGTAGCAGCACTTGCAAAAATCACAGACAAGTATAATAAAGAAGATCAAGAAAGAGAAGAAAAGGCACAAGAAGATAGACTTAAAAAATTAGAACAGTATTTAGATAAAGAACAAAATCTAAGAGATAGCAAAAGAAATTATCAGTCACAAAAAGCACAACAAGGTTTAGCTAAACAATTATTCGATGGTTTAATTACGGAACAAGAATACCAAGATAAGTCTTTAGCTTCTAATTTAGCTTTTGCTCAGAAGAAACAAACTGATGACGAAAATACCTATAACACAAATAAGTTAGCATTAGATACTCTATACGCTAATAAAGGTATTTCTCAAAAACAATACGAAGAAAAATCTGCAGAGGATAAAGCAACTTACGATCAACAAGTATTAGATAATGATGTTGCAGTAACGGATGCAAGTTTAGCTATAGAACAAAATGCTTTCGATAAAAGAAAAGCTTTGGCCGAAGCAAGTGTTGAAGTAACAAGGGCAGAAGCAGAATCTAAAGCAGCTTTACAATTTGCTTATGCAGATGCTGTTGGAATGGTTGGTAGTTTACTTAGCCAATTTGCAGGTAAGAATAAAGGACTTGCTAAAGCAGGTGTTATTCTTGAACAAGGTGCAAACATTGCTAAGATCTTAATTGGTGCATCTTCTTCTATTGCACAACAGACTGCAGCAGCAAACGCACAAGCAGCTATTTTTCCTCCATTAGCACCTGTAATTTTTGCTAACTTAGCAAGAGGAATTGTAACAACTAAAATTGGTGCAGGTATTGGAGTTGCAGGAGCAATTGCAGGAGCAGTAAAAGGGATAGCAGATATCAATTCAGCAGACACTGGAGAAAAAGCTTCTAGCGGCGGAGGTGGAGGAGATGCTAAAGCAGTAGGAACCACATTTGCTAAAGGTGGTTTACTTAGAGGACCAAGACATTCTGAAGGTGGAATTAAAACTTCTTTCGGAGAACTAGAAGGAGGTGAGTATGTAATCAATAGACGATCCACAGCGTCATTCTTACCACTCTTAACGGCAATAAATTCTGCTGGCAATAGAAAGTATCAGGACGGAGGAATGACGTTCAATATGGACACTGTACAAGCAATGATGGCAGCACAACAAGCACCGATTGTTAAGACTTATGTAGTTGCTTCTGACATGACTTCACAACAAGAAGCTAATAAGAAGCTTATGGATTTGGCAAAAATCTAAAAAAATATACTCACATATATAAATTCTAATATGGAAAATAAAAAGCAAAAGCGAGTTATAGAATTAGAGGTAATGGACGAACTAGAGGAATCTGGCGTTTCGTCTATTGCTTTAGTCGACGAACCTGCTATAGAAAAATACTTTGTTTACATGCGTGATCAAAAGTTTGTAAAACCTTCTGCAGGAGAATCAGAATCTGATTTTATGGGTAGATGTGTACCAGCTATGATTGACGAAGGCAAAGACCAAGATCAAGCAGTCGCTATGTGCATTTCTATGTACGAACAAGATTTTGTAAAAGAGAAATTTGAAAGTTATACTGACTATCCGGAATCTGCTACTGAAGCAGCCAAAAGAGCATTAGCATGGGCAGAAGAAAATGGTTGGGGTGATTGCGGTACACCAATTGGTAAAGCAAGAGCTAATCAGTTAGCAAACAGAGAAGCTATTTCAGAAGAGACAATTGCACGTATGGCTAGTTTTGCTAGACATGCACAGAATGCAGATACACCTTACTCTGAAGGATGTGGTAAACTTATGTGGGATGCATGGGGTGGAACAGCAGGAATAGAATGGGCAAGCAACAAACTAGAAAGTATCCGTACTGAATTAAGTTATGATACCTCAGGTTTACCTGATTTTGTAGAGCAAGCACCTAAAAAGAAAAAGAAGTTAGCTAAGTTTAACGAATACGGATGCCCAGAAGCAACAGTAGATATAGAACTAAATCTTGCTAACAGGCAAGATGCTATAGAACAAGCAAATTACGGTCCGTTAAATCCAGAAGAACCAAACGAAGAATACTGGCAAGCAAAAGCTGATAAGTTTAACACCACGGTTAAAGATGCAAAATCTGCAACTTGTGGTAATTGCGGTTTCTTTATCCGCACTAAATCTATGCTTGCTTGCATTGCTGCAGGAGTCGGTGAGGGTACCCTCGCAGATCCTTACGACGCAATTGCAGCAGGAGAATTAGGTTATTGTGAGGCATTTGATTTTAAATGTGCAGCAGCTAGAACTTGTGATGCTTGGATCGGTGGCGGACCAATATTAGAGGAAGAAGAATTTTTAGAGCCTAACCCATGTTGGGAAGGATACGAAGCGTATGGTCTAAAAGACGACGGTACACCTAACTGTGTTCCTATTAAAGCTAAAAAGTCTGCAGAAACTAAACTAGCATTTGCAGTGGAAAAAGATCAGCAGATCTTAGTTGGACCTGCTATGGTACCAGATATGGAAATTCTTAGAAGAGACGAGGAAACAGGAGAGACATATTATGTTAAGTTTTCCAAAGAAACCATTGCAAAAATACAGGAAAAGTTTATGCGTGAAACTAGACTTGGTGCAACCAATTTAGATCACAATGAAAATGTACATGGTGGTTCTTATGTTTTTGAATCTTGGTTGGTAGAAGACAAAAACGATAAAGCTAATTCAGTTTACAATTTAGGAGTACCAGTAGGAACTTGGATGGTTAAAATGAAAGTAACAGATCCTAATGTTTGGGCAATGGTTAAAGAAGGCAAATACCAAGGATTTTCTATCGAAGGTAACTTTATAGACAGAAAGGATTATGAGCAAATAAAAAGTGAGAAAGACATGATAGAATCTATTATGGGAATTCTTGGATCATAAAAATCGGATCAGGAAATGTCATATCCAAAAAAGACATACTCATGGACGTAAATCAAAATAAAAAAATCGCAATGAATTACAAAAACAAACTTAATCAAATCCGTGTCGTTCTTGGGTTGCAAGTTAAGTTGGCAACAGCGAAGCTAAAAGATGGAACTGTAGTTGAAGCGGAAGAATTTGTACCAGGTGCTGCACTAGTAGTAGTAGCAGAAGACGGTAGCAAATCTCCAGCTCCAGCAGGGGAACATACTTTAGAAGATGGTTCAGTAGTCTTAGTTGACGAATCTGGAGCTATCGTATCTTTGAAGCCAATTGAAGCAGCAGAAGACGTAGAAGAGGTAGTTGAAGAAGAAGCTAAAAAAGTAAAAATGGAAGAAGAAGAAGGTCCAATAGATGGATCTGAACCAGAATCACCTGTAGCAGAAGCCGTTAAAGAAGTTATTAAAGAAAACATCGAAGAGGCTATGAAAAAGGTAATGATGGCAATGGAACCACTAGTAACTGATATAGCAGAAATGAAATCTAAAATGGCTAAAATGGAAGAGTCTTATGCAAAATTTGCAAAAGCACCAGCAGCTGGCAAGATTACAACTATTAACGATTCTAAAATGGAATTTAACCAATCTACAGACATTGTAGATAGATTCAAAGAACTTAAAAATTCTTTATAAAAAAACAATAAAATTATACAACTATGTCATTTAACGTAGCAGGCTTAACCCCGTATACCGATCAACTTTCAACAGACTTGATCATCCGCGCGGTACTAAAACCACAAACCGTACAAAACTTAACAGTTAGACCAAATCTAACTGCAGGAACTACAGCAATCAACATCTTAGGTGCTGGTGTAGCTGTTCAAGATTATTCTTGTGGCTTTGCTGGAGCAACAGGAAACACTACAATTTTCACACAACAAGATCTAGTAGTTGCTACTAAGCAATTAAAAGAAGTAATGTGTGTGGAAACACTTAGAGAATACTGGATCTCTTCTGTAATGAGCGCTTCTGCTTATGCAAACGAAACACCAGTTTTCGAACAACAAATAGCAGATTTGAAAGTTAGAGAAATTAACAAGTACATAGAACAAGTAATCTGGGCCGGAGACGGTGGTTCTCTTGCAGGACTATTAGACCAAACTTCAGTAGGTGCTGGTGCTATCTCTGGCGTTTCATTCGCTTCTGATTTCGCATCTGCTTCTACAGCTTATGCAGGTTTCTTCAAAATGGTAGATAAATTAGCTGACGAAAACCCAGCAGTTTTACAAGAAGATGACCTTATCATGTATGTGTCTTATGCTACTTATTCTAAGTTAGTACAAGGCTTACAAGCTAAAGGTAACTCTATCTTGTTACAATACCCTAACATTTCTAACATTTCTGGATCTCCAGAAAACAGCTTCATTTTCCCTGGTACAAACATCAAGGTATTTGCAGCTCCTGGAATCGTAGATCTAGGTTCTCCAGCAGTTCCATCTGTAGTTTTAGGACCTAAGAAATATGCATTCTTCGGTACTGGTCTTAACAACGATCAAGATAGATTCAAATTCTACTACGATCCTTCTCAAGATGATGTTAAATTCTTGGCAGCATGGAGAATGGGAACTGCAGCAATTGCTAACCAGTTCATCTCAACAGTAGCTTAATCTACAAAACAATAAAAGAGTGTGATCATAAAGGTCACACTCTTATTAAAAAATAATAAACAACAACCATGGCATGTAATTTAACATACGGTATTCCTTTAGACTGCATCGATAGTATCGGTGGTGTAAGTGGTAGCGTTTACATTGGTTCTGATGTTAATTTTGGTACTCTAACTATTTCTTCTGCAACTGGTAGTCAATCTTTGATTACTGGCGCAACAGGTGGAACTGGTACAATGTATGAATTTGAAATCGCTAAAAACGTAGGTTCATTCACAGAGACTTTTAACATTTCCAATGAAAACGGAACTGCTTTCTTCGAACAGGCATTTACCTTAAATCTCCAGAAGATGGAAGCAGAAAAAAGAAATCAAATTCTTTTAATTGCTCGTAACAGAAATCTAAAGCTTATCTTCGAAGATAACAACGGAAAATACTGGTTAATGGGTCTTACAAGAGGTGCAGTCGTTTCGGCTGGAACCTCGGTAACAGGTACAGCAGTTGGTGATCTTAACGGATACACACTAACGCTTACCGCTCAAGAACCAGCAATGGCTTATGAAGTAGCATCTACACCTCAGAATACATTTACAGGTGACGTTACGTTCGTAGCAGCAACATAATTTATGTGAGGGCACCCCCTCGCAGAAATGTACAAAACGTCTAAGCGCTTAGATAGTTTTTCAAGGTCAGATTATTCTGGCCTTTTTTTATGTCAGTTTTCAACGAATACATACTCATGTATATTAACAGATAATTATGTCAGGAACATTAAAATTAGGAGCAACGGGTGGCCAAATTCTATTTTCAACAAGTGGAACATCTGGGCTTGGTACTCCAGCAACTGGATATGGATCACTTTACTACGGAACTGACAAACAGTTGCGTATAATAAATGACACCGGTGCAATTACAATCCTTGGAGCAGGCGGAACAGGAAGCGGAACCAGTGGAACTTCAGGAACGTCAAGCGGAGGAGGTTTAGTCTACGGCGGTGGTAGTGTAACAAGTAACGTTGCGGGTTCAGTAGATTTATCTGCTTTAGCTGCAAATACCACAGGTGCTTTTAATACAGCAATTGGAGATAATGTTTTAGCTGCAAATACTATAGGTATAAATAATACTGCTGTTGGTTATAATGTTTTAGTTGCTAATACTACAGGCGGAAATAATACTGCTGTTGGTTATAACGCATTACTTTCTAATACTTTTGGTAGGGATTCAGTAGCAATTGGTTCAGAGGCTTTAGAATTTAATACAACAGGGATTCAAAACATTGCTATTGGTTCTTTAGCTTTAAATCAAAACACAACGGGAGGTCAAAATATAGCTATCGGAGATAGAGCATTAGAAAATAATAATGCAGGTTTAAACACAGCAATTGGTACTTATGCTTTAAGAAATAACACGGTAACTCAAAACGTTGCAGTAGGAGTATATGCTTTAGAAGCAAATACTACTGGAGCTAATAATACAGCAGTTGGAGCTAGGGCATTAAATGCTAATACTATAGGTCAAAGAAATACTGCTTTTGGTAGTTTAGCATTAAACGCTAACACTACAGGGGATAATAATACAGCAATTGGAACTAATTCTTTACTATTAAATACTACTGGATCTAATAATACTGCATTAGGACAGTTTTCTTTACGTTCGAATACTATTGGATCTTTTAATACTGCGATTGGTACTATTGCTTTATTTGATAATACTACAGGAAGTTATAATACTGCGATTGGCCGCGAGGCTTTACAAAATAATACTACTGGATCATTTAATAGTGCATTAGGACCAAATGCTTTAAATTCAAACGGTATCGGGTCTTATAATACTGCAATTGGACCGGGTTCATTACTTTTTAATAGTACAGGAAGTTTTAATACTGCTGTTGGCTACCAATCCTTACGAGGAAATACTATAGGAACTCTTAATACTGCTGTTGGTTACGAGTCTTTATACGCAAATACTACAGGGGATAATAATACTGCAGTTGGGTACTGGGCTTTATACGCAAATACTACAGGAACTAAAAACACTGCAGTTGGATCGGCTTCTTTAAAATCTAATACTATAGGTAATGATAATACTGCAGTTGGATTAGATGCTTTACAAGCAAATACTACCGGATCTAATAATACTGCAATTGGGTCAGATGCTTTACAAGCAAATACAATAGGATTTCAAAATGTTGCAATTGGTTCTGCTGCTTTACAATTTAATACTGTTGGAAATACTAATATAGCAATTGGAGATTCTTCTTTAGCAACTGCTACTGGATCTAATGGTAACGTAGCAATTGGAGACGATGCTTTACGTATTCAAACAACAGGTTCTAATAATATTGCAATTGGTAATCAAGCAGGAAATAACATTACAACTGGATCTAACAATATAATCCTTGGAGCTACCGGTGGTACTGCAGGAATTCAAGATTCTATTGTTTTATATTCTGGGGCAAATACAAATGTAACTATTAACTCAGGAGCTATTGTAACAGCAAGCGTTTCTTCTAATCGTTACATTCCTATTGTAATTGGTGGTACCACATATAAATTATTACTAGCTACATAATGATAAATTTAAACGTAGGAACCAACGAATTTGCAATCTACGCCGATACAATTACATCGGATGTACAAACCTTTGGTGACGAATTTTTAATAGGATTTAAAAGTTTATACACAAATCATTGGAGTTATGTTAGACCTGATGTCATTAAAAGAAACGCCAGATTTGTTCAGTTCGAAATAACAGTAGTGGAAAAAGGAACAGCAGATGATCCTTTAAATTCTGTGCTAATGGTTTTCCCCCCAGGAAACTTCTCTTATAAAGTTTGGAATTTAGAAGATCCTTCTTTAGATCCTTCAACAGGTATAAAGATAGACGAAGGTCAGATGATCATGTCTAATTATACCCCGCCAGAAATAAACGAAATTGTCTACATTTCTGATAATGAGACATTTAAAAATATAATATACTATTCCGGAGTTACGGATATTTGTACAGTTGATTATACAAACTCACCTTTCTTGGTGGAAGTACCAACAACTAATACATGTCAGCCATTAATTATAGCAGAATCAGGCTATCTATTAATCGAAGAAGGAATACAATTTACGCTAAATTAATTATAAGCAATGAGTGGAAAATTAAAAATACAAGGGGAAGGTGAAATTATCTTCGGCCAGAACAACACAGATCCAGCACCACCGGAATTTGGTTATGTGAGTTTGTATTCCAAAGATGGAGTATTAAAAGCACAAAACGACGAAGGTGAAATAGTGGTATTCGGATCTTCAGGTACTGCAGGTACCTCAGGTTCCTCTGGTCAGAACGGGTC